CAGCAAACGCATTACCTGAATCTTCACCTAGAGATTCAGCCGCAGCTGTACTCATACCAGTACCAGTTGTGTGTGTACCAGGTGAACCGTCATTTAAGACAGCAGGGTTAGTTCCAGAGTGAGCTGCAGTTGAGAAACCATCAACAGCAGAACCAGTCGCATTACGACCAGAAAAGTCTGTATCAGCTTCATCAAATAAAGCCTCTGTGCCACTCATTGATGTATATCTTGAACGCATTGCAAAGATAAGACCTGTTGGTCCTGTCATTGGTTGTACGCCACAGATATCATAAGCAATAAGATTAGGCATAGCTCTTCTTACTAAAGAAATTAGGATAGGATCCCAATTACTTACACCACTACCTGTAGAGTTAGTAGGTGTTTCAGCAAGAAACGCTTGGTCTTCTTTAAGAGCCCTTTCTTGGTTCTCTAAGATTACCGATGTAACGGCACGCTTATAACTATCCTTTACTTCAGGAAGTTCTGGATGGTCTAAGACTGGCTGCCATTTTTTTTCATAAGTTTCCGATAAGTACATATCTTCTTCTCTCCTTTGTTTAGTTACTTAGATATTTTCATATCTTTTGTTTTACTAATTGCGTTGGTATATGCAGCCATAGCATTCGACAAGTCTTCGTTAGAAGTCTCCCCGCCCACCGCAACATCATCTATGTCTACTGAATCAGCAGACTTCTCAGCTTTTTGCCCAAAGTAAGATTCCTTAATGGTTTCTACTTTTTTTGCAAAATCTTCTTCAGAAGAATACTCAACGCCTTCTACGAGACTATCGAATTTTTCTTTAGCTGTATCAGCTAAGTCTTTAGAATTTTCATCAATGATTTCTTGTCTTTTATAAGAACCATTAACTTTATTCATTTCAATATTTTTCTCTATTTCTTCGTTAAGTTTTTTCTCTATTTCTTCAATCTTACTAGCTTGGTCTTCAAGAACATCATATTTCTCATCTGGCACATCAATGTAGTGGTCTTCAAATAATTTTTTGAGTCCACCGATGAAGTCCTCAGCGATTTCGCCCTTGATTCCTCTTTCTAGTGCTAACTTGTTTTCATTCATCCATTCTTGAACCACATAGTTCAAGTATGAATCAACCTTTTCAGTTAGTTCAGATTTAGATTTTGAGATTTCTTCTTCAAATTTAGTATCATATTCAGACTGTAATCTCTCTTGTTCTGCTTTTACTTTAGAAGTAATTGCAGCTTCAAAGATTGTAGCAGCCTTTGTTTTAAATTCTTCAGATAGGTCAGCGTCTCCTACTAAAGCGTCAATATCAGATTTGATGTCTAATGAATCAGTTTCTTCACAATGAGAAGCTTTTAAAGATTTTTTCTTCATTCCTTCTTTTGTTTCTTTTTCTTCTTCTTCAACATCTTTTTTGATATCTTTCTCTTTAGATTCAACAACCTCATCCTCAGAATCAGTTTCTTCACTATATCCAGCTTTCAAGTGTGATGGTTCCCCAGCTACTTGAGCACTTTTAGATACTGTGTCAGAAACTTGTTTAACTTTCTTCGTACCGTCAGCAGAATTACTGTCTGTAGGTTTAACTACAGGTGCGCCTAAATCTTCAGCGTCATTTGAAAGATGACTAGGTTCAGCTGCAACAGCATTCTTTTTAGGAGCGTCAGCGTTTGGATTCGCTGAAGCTTCTACGATAGCGTCAGTTATTTTTTCTGATTCTGCCATTGAAAATCTCCTCTTATTAATTGTTATAACAATATAAATTTCTAAACTTTTTTAAGAGTTCAGGTAATATTTATAATATTATAGTTTTCTAATAAACGAATCAAAGATTTCTAGTTTTTTTTCTTCTAGTTGTCTTTTCTTCGTATTAATCACTTCCATCTTCCACGCCTCAATGTCTTTCTCGACAAGGAGACCGTTGTCCCATACCCATTCTTTACCTTCCATAATGCCTTCTACGAAAGCGGCTGGTGCCGAAGGGTCTGCTACAATGTCAGCGGCAGTAGCTAGCATGAAATCATCTTTCACATAGTTAGCGCCGTTTCTTTGCATGATGGAACCCATTCCCCTTGATGATACTCCTAATTGAGCACCCTCATCAATAAGACCTTTTACAATCTTACCATAGGGCGTGTCCATGATTTTAGCTTCACCAATAAAGTTATCACCATCTGGATAAAGTTTCTTAATCATATGAGAAACTCTTTCTAGATTAACAGTAGGTCCGTCAGGATGTCCTAACTCGCCAAATGCACGATTTTTATTGATAAATTCTTTATTGTATCTTGTTACTTCTTTCATCAAGATTTCTTTAGGGTATACTCGCCCATTACGATTCTTGATGTTAGACTGTAAAAAAACACCTTTAATCTTGTATTCTTTTTTGCCGTTAGTTTCTTCTACAAGATACTCGGCATTTGATACTTCTTCTGAAATTAATTTCATAAGTGTACTCTCTCTCTTTTGTTATATACTATTTATACATTATTGTACTTTAAATGCACAAATTTTATCTAAATTCTACTAAAATAGTATAATTGTCGCCAGAAACAAAGTTTCTGGTTGTTAATAAGACATCACCTGTTGGATTAGTAGCATTGTTTACAATACCATCACCAAAGGTTCTTAAATCCCAATGTCCTTGTCCGTTAAGTACAACCATAGTAGAATTGGTTGTTCCTCCCCATAATAATTCAACACCAGCATTGCTGTTTGTTGTATTAATAGAATACCATATCCTTGCAAGTACTTTAGTAGCGTCTTCAGTCATTGCATTAGTATTAGAAGCGTCAATCTTAGTAATTACAGATTCGCCTGTTCCATCAGATATGTTAGTCATTTTACTAACATGTTTCACACCTGCCACATCAGCAATTGTTTGTACTGATACTATATCTGCCATAATTTATCTCCTACTATTAATCTCTTGGTGCCACAGCAGTAGCACTAACATTAGCACTTGAAGATATTGTATCTCCTGGTGCTTTTTCTATTGTGATTTCATCTCCAGCTGCATATAATTGAGTAGTACCTAAAGTAGAACCACCACTATCTTTAACTGTAATAACTGCTTGAGCCTGTGCAACAATTCTCACAAATTGAGCACGGCCAATATTATTATCAGATAATGTACCTGAAACTAGAGCCCCTTTTAATATGAATGTAGCCATTTGTTACACCTCTGTTTGTTTTAATTGTTCTCTTACTTCCAATTCTATGTAATCTAACAATTGCTCTTTTGTTATATCGTGTGAAGAAACAATTGTCTCTACACACTCCTCTATATTATCAACAAAGTTATCATCTTGATAACTTCCATTATCATGTCTATTGTCTAACATTTTATAAAACTCATTAACTGCCTCTTTTAATTTTGGCGACAATGACTTATAAGCAGATGAATTTACTAAATCGTAATCTTCAAAAATATTACTTAGTTTCATCTGTTGTTAAATCCATATCTACTGAACCATCATTTTGGCCGATAACATTACCTTCTTTGTCAAAAGAACCTGGTTCAGCAATTTCTGGTTTAGGGTCACTAAAAGTTTCTGCCTCTGTAGGAATAGATTGAGCAGTATTAAACATTTGTCCTGCCATCTCTTTTCTTTTAGCGTCTAATCCATCAGCAACCTTAGCTCTTAATGCAGTTTTAAATGCCTCACCAGCATTTGCATTATCACCTGTTGCAAGTTGGTCAATAAAAGTTTTTACTTCTTCTGTCATAATATCCTCCTATTACATTGGGGTATCATCATCTTGGTCTGCTTGTGCAAACGGAGATGAAATAATACCATCATCAATTTCTTGTTTAATTTGTTTATCCATTTCAGCAATTTCTGATTCAGACTGTTTAAGTACATTCTTTCTCATGTATTCTACTGAGAAGTATTTACCTACCATATCTCTCATCTCATTAACTAATTGTATTCTTTCTCTCATCATTTCACTTTGTTTTAGTTCAGCAAAATGACCATCTTGCAAGAAGTCATATTGTAAGTTATGAGAAATACCATGCCAATCTTCTTCTGAAATAACTTTTTTCAAAATTAACTGTGTCTTTAACAAGTCATTAAATAACTCTGTAAATTTCTTTCTTAATCTTTGTACAAACTTAGTAAATTTTAATTCATCTCTTGTAATTTCAGATGAACGGCCTAAGTTAAACCCTTGTGAAGATTCTAATCTACTTACAGGAACATTTAATGAACGATACAATTTCTTTTGAAAGTATTCGATATCAGCAATTTCACCTAGGTTTTGACCACCAGGTAATGTTGAGATATCAGTTCCTCTACCACCTTCTCTTGACGGTAACCAGAAATCTTCGAGCATAGACATATAGTTTCTATCATCTCTAACTTCACCAGTTGAAGCGTCATATACCAATTTGTTACGATATCTTGCCATAACATCTCTTAGATATGCTTCTGCTTTTACTTTTGGTAGGTTACCTACATCTATTTTAAATATTCTTCTTTCTGGCGCCCTTGCAATTCTGTATATTACAACAGCGTCCTCTATCATTCTGAGCTGATTGACAGGTTTGATTGCCTTATGTAAA